ATCATCTAGCGTGGACGTATTGACTGCCATGAACTGGGCTATAGCGTGGTCCATGAAAGCGGTCTTGGAGAGTTCTTTCGGCACCGGGTCGGGCACGGTGTGCTGCACCGTTTCGGGCGACTGGCCTGGGCGATAGATAACTTCGGTTTGAGTTGCCATGGTCTTATGCCTTGTAGACTGCGATGGAGGGACAAACCCAATCGCCATTCGTGGGAGCGACCGCCGTGGATGCAAGAGCGCCATAGGCCGTATCCACGTAAGCAAAATGTTTAGCGGCGGTGCCCGTGTTGCTGTTTTGTAGTGTTTCGTAATCCCCAAACAACTGCGCCCTCTGAATCTGGGCGGCAGTCGCGCCTAAATACATGCGATACATCGCAGCATCTGAGTTGAAGTGCATGGCTAGGTAGTGCCAGCCAGGAGTTGAGATGCTAAACGACTGAGCGAGCGTGCGAACTGCTGCCGCGCCCGTTAGAGTGACCTCGCCGCAATCCTGCAAGAGTGAACCAGGGCCACCGTTTGTGGATTCTTCGTAAATGCCGCAACGGTACGTTTCGCCGTTGTCACCCGTGCCCTGATTGTAGGTCCGAATGCCGGAAAAACTCTCCGCACGCGGGAAAAACATCGGTACGTAATACAGCCGGGTGGCCGTGGTCGTAACCGCACTTGCATCAAGAATCGCATAATCAGGCCGGATGGTTTGACCGCTGGCCCACTTCGGCGGGGTTTGCAGCGAAACGTCAGACCCGAAGAGAGTACTAGCCCTTGTTGCCATTTCTACACCATCCTAAAAGAGCCATCTTTGGCTACAAAAGTTTGCGTTAATCCATTTTTATCCATTATATAAGTTCCTGTGACCCCTGCGATAGTTCATACTAAGTATACTGGCTCTGTAGCAAAATTAAATGCATAATCGCCAATGGTGAATTCAACATCATCTGTATCTGCGTTGGGACCGATTACCACAAAGCTGCCAGAGCTAGTGTCAATAAGCTGCTTGTCGCCATCAGAAATAGAACCAATATAAGAGAATGTGCCTGTAGATGTCACAACCTCCCACAAATTAGCAACCTGAATAGTTTTCCAGATAGCAGCGTTGGTTGAAACGTCTACGGCTACATAGACATTATCAGCAGTGGTGTCTACTACCACAGACCCAACTTCGTAACCATCGTCAGAATCAAAAGACGCTGTAGGGGCAGAGGAACTGGTTTGAATAACACCACGTTTAATCGGAGCCCACACAGCCGCACCTGAACTTGCATCTAGACATACAAGAGCATAATTTGGAGTGCCGCCAGTGTAAATCCAAATGGAACCTATGACATACCCAGAACTAACATCATCGGAAGTCGTGGGCAGGGATGCAGAAGAATTACCTTTAATTTTCTGCCAGATAGCAGCGTTAGTCGTGTTATCGACGCAAATAAATTTCGTATCTGTGGAGGTGTTGACCCACACAGCACCAACCTGATAGTCATCTCCACTATAAGACGCAGTAGGATCAATGGTATCTGTGTGTACGCCACCATAGCGGGCTGCAAGTACCCCTGTTACACCTGTTACGCCGTCAGTTCCTGTAAGCTGGATTAGCGGCCCTTCTCCGTCAGAACCTGTGTGATTATGTCCCGAACCTGTCTGTGTCCCAACGAAATATGAATCAATAATACTACCAGTAGTGGTATCTAAATGCTCGGTATAACTAGTTAGATTGGCAAATCCCGTGACAATTGCATCAAACTCGTTGTTAAAATCGGAAGCATCAATAACTTGGCCATCTACAATTTCAGCAGAGGATTGTCGAGTATAAAATGTAGGCATCTATTGTCTGGCCCCTAGCATGTATTGAATTACAAGTGTTTTGATTGTGTAAGCCGGTAGGGAATCTGAGGAGGATACCTTAATAGAAGAATTAAATCCGCCGCCAATCAAACCGACTCTATAATTTTGACTAGCCCCACGCCCATAGACAGCTTCACCGTATTTCGACCCATTAATTCCCCCCGTAAAGCCGTAAATAGCTACGCCCGCAGGAATATTAGTGGTCATGTCAATTGAAGATGGCTGGGCAATCGTTGGATCATTGTCATCCAAAAAGACCTGGGTTGTAAGGTTAGCCACAGCATTGCCTTCTACTTGTGCGTACAAACGAAGGTCATACAGTATTTTTCTAATGGCTGGATCATCGTAGAACAAGTAAGGTATCTGTATAAACGCAGAAATATCAGAGCCATCAAAATTATTACCGCTCTCCTGTTTATATATATAACCGCCCCAGCAACCGTGGATAATAAGTTCAGAGCTATCATCTAGGCGTCCGTGGTCAGCAGTAGCAACCTGGATGCCCAATAACTTAAAAAACTCCCATGAACGAGCGCCTTGAGACTGTGTTAGGCAAGCATTTATGCCCGGAGAGTTTGCAGCAGTAACTGTAGAGGAGCTAAAAAATAGTCTGTACTGAGACTTGTCATCAACAGGTACAGCAACAATGCGACCCGAAGACCTGTAAGTGTTTATGTTAGTAAGCAATGAATCTTGTATAGGACGACTAATAGTGTCTAATGCTACATCTACATTTTTCTCTGTGGCCGAGAGTGTTCGTATGCCGTCAGGACCGAGAAACAATACATCATCAATAAGTTCCAGAATAGTGTCTGGGAAAATACATCCAAAGTCTTCTGTAACAGGAGCCAGGGCAAAATCAGAGGAGCTTGACCCCGTCAGTCTATGAATACTGTGATCACAGAATATGTAGAGAGCATTGCGCCATACCGCGAAACCATTAATATTGTCGCCCACATTAATTGTACCGCCACCGCTGCCTGTAGTTATGTCATTATCATCATTGGCTGCAGTATAAGTTAGGATACCGCCTTTGGCGAAGATAAGTCTATTCTTAAATTCATGAATAGCAGTAGCACCACTCACAGTGCTTGACAGGTCAGTACCAGTAGTACCTACAAACCGGACAGGATAATTCTGGCCGTCTACAAGTGCAATTCGCTCATTCGACCACGTATACCTAGCAGCCCTATACTGTCCCGCATTTGTACGAGTAGACGGAGCTATATCGGAGCCCCAGCCTGAGCCTGTGCCGTGGTAAATAGCTGTACCTCTACAGGCTAAAACGCCATTGTTCCAAACAAAACAGCCTAATACACGCCCGCTGCCAGGAACTTCTGTGGAATCATATTTCTCGTAACCCTTTATCCGAGAATATCCACCAGTTAGGCCTGTCTCAAAATTCTGGGAGTCAAACAAAGAGCCTGGAGCAGCTTGATCTATAAGGACAGGTTCCAGATCATTTCTTTGACCGCCCTGCAATATGATTGGACGAGTTCTATAGCTCTCCATCTAGCCTGTCCTGTTAGGTACTCTGCTATCCCTCAGAGAGTATTCACGATCAATTAAATTCTTTCGCATTATAGCTAGGCCGCGTTCATATCTCTTAAAATAAGTTGCGGCTCTCCTGTCGTCACCCCTAAAATCATAACAAGAGGATTTTGCGTGGGAATCAATTACATGATTGTATCTAGTAGGAATGCGAGTGGTATCATCATATGCATCCAGATCAGCCCGGAAACTCCACCACTCAAAATACACAGAATAAGCACGATCAGGGACCGGAGTAAGTAGGTATGAATCCTGCTCCTGTTTCCACGTAACATACATAGGTTCACGAATACTAGTATCTGGTGTAGCTCTGTTTGCATCTCGTAACGCAAAGCGATCTAAGTATTCATCCCAGGGAATGTATTCGATTTTTCTCTCGGATACTGTGGGACTTAATGTATCGTCACGCTTAAGAAGAAAACTGTCCCAGTCAATACGTTCAACAGTATCCAGGGTAGTCGTAGGAAAAGCGTATTCTGAGGTAGAGCCAGTTAATACTTGAGTTGTTTCGTTCCATGCCCAAGGCCATTCTGTTTCAGCTTCTTCAATATGCCGTATGGCATCATTCACAGCATCCTTTGCAAAATCCTGAAAGGCTTGGGCTGTGGCAAAGTTTGAGGACGACAACTGAACTTCGTTGAAGTGCCTTAAAACCTTGTTTGTAAGGGTCAAGAAAGTACTACCAGCCAATGCCTATGCTCCAAACATAAAAACGGAACCCCAGGAAAGGAGGAAACCAGGGCTCCGTTTTAGTTCACAAGTATGTGAAAAGTTTATTACTGAACGTCAGCGATGTTGGAGCCAGCCTGTGCAGTAAGGTCAACAATGCTCGCAAAGATGGTCAACTGACCAGTCGTTGGAACAGTACCAGAGAAGGTCATGAGAGTGACATCAATGGTATCATAGGTTGACGTTAGCGTAGACAGCGTACCCGTGACGGCAGCGGACTGATGATTAGTCGAGAACTCACCTGCGGAACCAGTGCCGGAGGTCATGCCCCCACCGTCCACAAACAAATCTGCATCACCAGCAAACCCGACATCAAAGTTCAGGGTGGTAACATCAGCAAGTTCAGTCACTTTCGTGAAACATTTGCTGACGTAGGAGTTACCCGGAACTCCGATAGCCTGAATAACGTCGCCGGTAGCAAGGGCAGAACCCTTGGAAGCGGCTGCATCAACAAGGTCTACCGTAAAGTAAACCGTGCCTTCAGGCTTCTTATAGATATCTGCAGTCGCTACGCGATTTGCAGTACCCTTAGCAAGTGTGATAGTAGCCATATTTCAATATCTCCCAATTAGGTTGCGTTGTTATAGATGGCGGCGCACAGGGACTCCGTACGGAGCAAAGAGCGACCAAAGATATGCAACCCACGAATGATATCAGCGAAGGTACGTGTAGCACGAATCTTCTCAGCCGTCTTAATATGCTCGGCGGTACAAACCGCAGAGGTATGACCGGCAAAGATATAACCGTAGTTAGTACCAGAGGTTGCTGATGGGCCTGTACCCGTTGACGGGAGGTTGTTACTGACGTACAGCTTGAAGCCATGAATAGGGCGGGTCGTAACCATACCGTTATTCAAAGCACCTTTTTCGGTGTAATCGTCGTTAATCAACTTTGAATCGTCGTTGCGAAGCAGTTCTACGAAGAACGGATCAACAACCGCCCAACGATTCTCCATAGGCACGTTCTGTTCATCCAGATAACGAGCCAAGGTCGCCAAGGTCAGAGTGGGGGTAACTTCCGTGCCCAACGTGTAGGAACCATCAAAGTTAACCTTAAGAGGTGTGCTGGTGGAGCCTAGAGTACGTGCAGAAGCGACATTGTCCTTCATGAACGTAAAGATATTGGAATCGAAAGCGTCACGCAAGCGGTAGGCAGCTTCGTCGGAAGCCAGTGCTTCCCAGTTGTGATGCGCGTGCCTGCGCTCTACGTCGTCAATGGCAAAGCCGTAATAATTGCCCTGGTCAACGACAAGCTGCTTCTGAGTGTCGTCCAGGTCCTGCACATCAATGCTCTGACCACGAACGTACGAAGAAACAACCACCGTAGGTTCAACAATAATATTGACGGTATCGCCCATGTTGGAAATTTCACCAGTATACTCGGTGTTGGTAACAGCCTGGGCCACATTGATTTTGCGGAACTTAAGCTGTGCCTTCTTGGAGTAGATTACCGGACTAAAATTACCTTGTGACAGGTTTCCATAACCTGCCGCTGTTGGAAAAGCCATGCTAATCTCCTGTAATGTTTTGGTTAAGTTAAACTAAATAACAAACAATAGTTCAATTCAGCCAAACCACTTTTCAGATTCACGACTTTATTACAGTTTCGGTTATCTCCAAGAAGAGGGCGATATAATAAAGGTAGGTGTCGAAAATAAGGTTTTACTGTAGGAGTTCAGGTCCCATTGGAGTGTCTGAACTACGCAGCCATAGCGCCAAGTTTACGCTGCGCGTTTACTGGATCAGTCAAATCGTTAAGGATACGACCCTTGGCCTGAGCCTGCTCAATCTTTTCCATGTTTTTGTCGAGTTCTTTGTCAGACATTCTCTGAATCTCAGACTCACTAAAATCATAGCCCCGGTCACCTTTGGGGATATCAGGTTGAGAAGGTGCATTAACATCAGCAGCCCCCGCAGTAGTGCGAGAACGCTTCTTGCCAACACCAGTTTCTTTTTCGTAGGCTGTCAATACGTCTGAGGCAGCTTCTACGTCTTCTTTGCTGTCAAACAGCGGTGCGAGGAAACGATCAGATTTCGTATTTGTCCACGCATTAAAATTATCGTCTTGACCATCCGCCAGAGCTTCTAGGTCCAAGTTAGGATGCTTCTTTTGGAGCTTAATCCAGGCTTGCTGCTCAGCATTTTGTGCTTGCGCTTCCTTAATAGCTGCGATATCATCCTTCCAGCTTTTTGTCTTTTGCTCTACAATGCGGTCGGCAATGCCTTCTGCAATCTTTAAAATAGCATTGTAAGCCGCTGGGCTCTCTGAGCGAAGATTTTCAATATCTTCGGCTGTCTCTGGTAAATCAGCAGGTGCGTTATTCTGAGAAAACTCAGTTAACTGTGTCTTTAATTCATCAACTTGCTTTTTAAGGGTATCTATTTCGCCCTTATATTCTGGTCGTAGTTTCTTATCAACCCAGCTACGCAAGTCATTATAACGTTTTTGCCAGTCATGGTCTTCCTTAGGCGCTGGAGTTACATCAGCTTCAACTTGTCCCTCTGAGGAAGTCTCTTCCTCTGTATCCTCTTTAGGTGCCAATTCTTCAGGCCGTTCGGCTTCAAGCGCAGCATTAAGTTCATCTTCAGCCGCTTTGGCTTGGGCATCAAGGGTCTTCTGTTTATCTAAAAAAGCCATTCCTATCTCCTGGGTCCGCTTATTGATTAAAGGTATCCCGTCTTACGGGGGCAATAACAATGTGTGGGTAGTCCAGACACGTTATGTTGGTACGTTATACACAAAAAAGATTATTTGTCAAGTACTTTGTTAATAATTCTATTGGTTATATTATCCCAAAACATAGGTATACTTTGGATAAAGACCTCTGTATTTGCATAAAACGGATGTGGCTTACATTCTGGAAACCAATACCAGTGCCTACCCTTACCCTGTGGGACCATGACATTATTATCAACTCCAAGGGCTCCTGCCAAATGGGCAGTTGCATTACTAATGCACACCACATCTGTACACACAGAAATGAGTGCTGCCAAGCGGTCAATGTCCGCTGACAAATTTACCTCATCGTCCTGCTTAAAAGGGCAGTAATGGTTGCCGTATTGAAGACTTATGCAGGGAACCTCAGAATATAGGGGTTCAAAATTAGTAACAGGAACTGTCTTGTTTCTGTCCCAGAATTGTGCGGAACTAGCCCAAGTTATGCCAACCAATTTATTTGAATATTTACTATACTTTTCCCTGAAATGCTCCACCTGATCTTGGTCAGGCTTTAGGTAACCCCCAGTAAAAGGATAATCTGACCACGTTCTCAATTGAAATGTTGCTGGATCACCTAGTGGACATTGATAATCTGCAGCCCATACGGCCTCATTCCAAGGAACCTCATACGGCACGAAAGTAATCTCAGGCACAGACCTCGAAAACAAGGGTACAAGGCGTTGGTCACATTCATAAACAATATTGACACCCTGCCTAGCAAGCCTAATGGCAAAAGGCAGAAACAGTATTTCTTCCCCAATGCCCTGTTCATGCCAAAGCAAAAGTGTTTTGCCCTTTAATTCCTGCTCTCCTGTGTAAGCCTCAATATTAGGAAACCTAGGATAGAACCAAACCTGTTTATTGCGCTGACGATAGCCTTCCCAGACCTCCGCACTAAAGTCGTGTGACCTTAGCTTAGCAGAGGCAGAGGCCATATCTTGATAGGCCTTCTTTTGGATAGCTTTAACTAGAGACATGCTCAAGATCACCTACAATCTTTGTAAGAGCCCGCACTGCTCCCTGTTCTCTGAGCATAGTATTGCCATCGTCCGTAGTGCGAAGACGAGTATCATACCCGGATCGAACATAGAGCAAAAACTGAATTACGTCCTTGGTTCGATCTTTTCCTATAGCCCTAACTAAAGCCGATGCCCGGTCGTCCTGCTCCAAGTTCTTCTGTGTTTGCTCCATCTACTCCTCCTTGTTCTTGTGGTGTACCCGTAAATCTAGGGTCTCCGGGGGTGGCTGGTGACATTGGTGCCCCTCCCGGCTCTTGTGGTTGGCCTTGCTGAGCGCCTTGTTGCTTTTGGTTCATAAGCATCTGCAATTGCATAGCCAATTGGTATTCGTCTGGACGATTTAAAGTAACTTCTGTATCAATTTCCAGAAGCTTGAACATATCCTTGACATATTCCTTCCAATTAACCCATGCGGCGGCTGGAGGAATGCCAGCAATGATCTGGGCCCCCTGGATCATGTTCTGAAGCTTGGTAGATTTCTGAGCCAAATTGGCTGTACCCTTAGCTATTACAGAAACATCGCCCTTCATATTCGGATCATATTTATGTTGCAAGTTCCACTCATACAGCCCCTTGCCCATCGGGAAGAACCAATAGTCATCCAGGTTCTTGACGGCTGTTTTGGTGTTAAGGGAAGCTGCGTTGAGAAGCATAGAAATGCCGCCAGCAGTACGACCAACACCTTGCACACCAGTCATTCCATGACTAAACGAAGGAATACCAGTTGACTCGTCAGCCAAACGCCGTGCGACATCAAACATCTGCATATTCTGTGTAGAAGTGTTCTGGATTTGAACAGGACGAATAACAGGCTGGTTGCCAGGAACGTTACGTCTAAAGATTTTACCTGACTCAATCTTGAGAGATTGGCCAGCTTCCAGTGAAGACATATCCGCTTCCAGCATAATAGTACCTGATAGTACTGCATTGTCCACAGCCAAGCGCATAAAGCCGTTCATAAGAATCTGCGTATCTTCCATGTTCTCAGGAATACCCACGCCAAAGATGCTATATGGATTAAATTCCCACGGAGCAATTAAGTAAGGGAGGCGGGATGGACGAAACGG